GGTAAAGTTAAAAAGGGCAGTAAAGATGCGAAGCGTCGTAAGTCTTTCGGCGCTAGATCTGCAGGGCAGATGAAGAAGTTTCCAAAAGCAGCAAAAGATCCAAACAGCCGCCTAAGACAGGCTAGGAAGAGATGGAAGTGTTAGATGGCTAAAGCGACTCCAACAAACTCTGCTCTGTGGTCTAGAGCAAAAGCAGCAGCTAGGAAAAAATTTAAGGTGTATCCTAGCGCATATGCCAACGCTTGGGCTTCTAAGTGGTATAAGTCTAAAGGCGGTGGTTGGAAAGGTGGCAACAACAAGGTAGCTAAACGTGGTAAGAGCAAAAGCAAAAAAGCCTAGCACTCGAGGCGGTCTTGGTAAGTGGTTTGCTGAAGATTGGCGAGATGTAAAAACAGGTAAGAAGTGTGGTCGAAGCGGAAAGAAAGACAAACGACGTTCTTATCCTGCGTGTCGCCCTAAAGCAGTTGCTTCTAAGATAACAAAATCAGAGGCCAGAAAGAAAACTGGGCCTAAAAGAGTTAAGTGGTCAACCACTGCTAGTGGTAGAAAAAGGAATAAGTAAATGGCAGTAGTTACACCAGATTTACCTGACATATTCGAGGAAGCCTACGAACGTGCAGGATTAGAACTAAACACAGGTTACGACCTCCGAACAGCGAGACGTAGCCTTAATATCATGCTGCTTGAGTGGCAGAATAGGGGTCTTAATCTGTTCACTATAGATGAAGGAACCCTAGCTATAAGCGCAGGTACGGCGACTTATACTATGCCCATCGATACTATAGACGTTATAGAGCATAACATAAGGACTGGTACTGGCACTACTCAGGTAGATACAGCTCTAGAACGTATATCCGTGTCTAATTATGCTGCTCAATCTAATAAGAATACTACAGGTAAACCTAGTCAAATATACGTACAGAGATTGGCTACAGAGACGAAGGTAACTCTATGGCCTGTGCCAGATACGGGTTATACATTGGCTTATTTTCGTTTAAAGGGAATAGATGGCCTATCTACAGGTATTGGTACAGCAGCGGCTATACCTCCACGGTTTATACCATGCCTTGTTGCAGGTCTTGCTTATCAGATAGCTATGAAGAAGCCTGAGTCAGCAGACAGAGTTGTTCCTCTAAAGCAAGAGTACGAGTATCAGTTTGAACTCGCTGCAGGTGAAGATGCAGAGACAGCGTCTATAAGGTTTGTACCACACAACACGTTCTTGATAGGTGGTGGATGAGGAGTGCTAGTAATAGATACGCTTTTGGTTTCTGTGATAGAACTGGCTTCAGATACCCTCTGAATGATCTCGTTGACGAGTATAAGAATGGTGTGAAGACAGGTCTACGTGTGGGTAGGGACGTGGCTGACGATGATCACCCACAAAACTTTCTTGGTAGGGTTAGAATATTTGACCCACAAAACCTAACAAGCGCAAGACCCGACAGGTCTTTACAAGAGAGTAGACAGCTATTTGGCTTTGATCCAGTATGGAACCCTGCTCAATATATCACGGCATCTGTTGGGAAAGTTACTGTAACTTTTGATGAAAGTTTAGTGAATGCAACAGGTGTGTCGGCTACAATGTCTGTTGGCTCGGTAGTTGCAAGCACCATAACCGCAAGTATTACTGCCCCATCTCGTATGTTAGGCAGTGTAGGCACTGTTACTATAACAGGTGATTTAGAGGAGACTGTTCCAGTTACAGGGTCTTCTGCAAGTGGGGGCGTTAGTGGTGTTACTGCCTCAACAAATGTGGAGCAAGTCTTTGTAATTACAGTTGCTGCTGCATCAAGCGGTGGTGGTAACAAATTTTATGTTGATGGTGTAGAAGCGCCTACAGGATCACTTAATGAGGGAAGCACTTATGTGTTTGATCAATCAGACTCAAGCAATAGCGGTCATCCATTAAAGCTATCAACAACCTCAGATGGAACTCACGGCGGTGGAGTAGAATATACAACAGGTGTTACCTACAATGGTACACCCGGAAGCGCAGGTTCTTACACAATGATTACAGTAGCTGTGGGCGCACCAACGTTGTACTATTATTGCACAAACCACAGTGGTATGGGGGGTCAAGTCAATACGCCTTAATGGTGGATTTGAAAATTTAAACATGTTAGGATTGCTAAAAGGAGATTAGATATGCCCGGAAAAACTTTAAAACCTGTACCCGCAGGTAATAAAGGGTTGAATATGTTACCAACAGAAGCTCGTAACAAAATGGGTTACATGGCCTATGGCGGAAAAGTTAAGAAGATGAATAAAGGCGGTAAATGCAGAGGCATGGGTAAAGCTACACGTGGTGGTGAGTATAAAAGGTAGATTATTATGGGTAAAATGAAAGAAAAAGACTCAGAACTACAAGATCTACGTGAAGAGTTCTTTGACGGCCCTATGTCAGATTCAATGAGTTTTGATCAGTTTTTGTTAAGTAAGGGTAAGAAAAACCTGCTTGATCTGTCAAAAGGCACGGCAAAAAAGATGAAACATGGTGGCACAGTGTGTCGCGGTATGGGCAAATCTCGTGGCGGGAAATATACAATAAGGTAGACTAGATGAACTACACAGAGTTAACACAGGCAATACAGGACTATACAGAGAACACAGAATCTTCTTTTGTGGGTAACATTCCTACATTTGTCCGTCAGGCAGAAGAGAAGATACTGCGTCAGGTTCTTATACCAGAGCTTCGAAAGGCTTCTACTGGTTCTACTGTGGCTAACTCTCAGTATCTTGCTAGGCCAACAGATATGATTGCTGTATATTCTATTGCTATACAGGATAGCAGTGGGAATTATAGCTACCTTCTAAATAAAAACGTTACTTTTGCAAAAGAGGCGTATCCTGCAGGAGATACGGGTTTACCTAAGTATTATGCTCAGTTTGTTGGCGGCACGACAACTACGCCGGGTTATTTTATATTAGCACCAACTCCAGATGCTGCGTACTTAGCTCAAATAAATTACTATTATGATCCACCATCTATTGTAACTGCAGGTACAACGTGGTTGGGTGACAATGCCGAAACAGCTTTGCTGTATGGTGCATTACTAGAGGCGTACTCCTACATGAAGGGCGATACAGACCTTATGAATGAGTACAGACAACAACATAAACTCGCTATGGACGCATTTACTAAAGTGGGTGGTCTGCTTCAGCAAGATGGCTATAGAAGTGGCGAAGAGGGATACAGCAAAGACGAGAATAATGTTTAAGTTTAATGTAGATATACCAGAAGAGCCGATAGTTTCGGTTCAGACTACAGAGAATAGAGGGTTTACACCTGATGAAGTTGCAGAAAGATGTGTAGGGAAACTAATAAGTGTTTCTGATGGCGCACATCCTGCTATTCGAGATCAGGCACAAGCCTTCAAAAAGCACATGGAAAAAGTGGTTGCATTTTACATGCGAGAAGCTATTCGCAGTGACCGCACAACCGTGTATAATGCCCTTATAGACGCAGGGCATCCCAAACTTGCCGAACTAATAAGGAGATTATGACATGGCATTTACTGGTAACTTTATGTGTACATCCTTCAAGCAAGAACTGCTAACAGGTTCACATAACTTCACAGCCTCAACGGGGCATACTTTTAAATTAGCAATGTATGATAACAATGCTTCTTTTACTGCAGCTACAACTGCGTACACTACCACTAACGAGGTAACTGGAACAGGTTACACTGCAGGTGGCGGTACACTTACTAATGTGACACCAACTACAAGCGGTACAACAGCGTTGACTGATTTTGATGATCTAACATTTACAACTGCTACCGTAACTGCTCGTGGTGCCTTGATTTACAACACCACAACAGCGGGTGGTTCAAGCACAACGGACACGGTAGTTGTACTAGACTTTGGTTCTAACAAAACCTCTACAGCAGGTGACTTTACTATTCAGTTCCCTGCAGCGGATGCTTCTAACGCTATCATTCGCATAGCCTAATGGAGCTTTACTGTGGTGAAATTTGCAGATCGAGTTAAGGTAAGTACATCAACCACAGGCACAGGAACTGTGACCCTTGGTTCTGCGGAGGCAGGTTTTCAGACTTTTGCTGATGGCGGTATCTCTGATGGGGATACCGTCAGATACGTTATAGAGGATGGAAACTCCTTTGAGATAGGACAAGGTGTTTACACACATTCGGGTACTACCCTGACAAGGGTACTATCATCTAGTTCAACAGGATCACTGCTAAACTTATCGGGTAGTGCTGTTGTCTTTATCAGCCCAAGTGCTGCAGATTTAACCTTATCTGGTTCTGCACATGAGTTCACAAGTTTTACAGCGACTGCAGGACAGACAACCTTTACTGTAAGTTACGCTGTTGGAAACATCCTTGTGTTCATGAACGGTGCCAAATTAAACAGCGCAGATTTTACAGCTACAAACGGAACGTCAGTGGTTTTAGCCTCTGGTGCGAGTGTTGGGGACATCGTTGAGGTAGTAGAGTATGGCGGGGCATCAGCTAATTACTCGACAACAGAATTTACTGCAACGGCGGGTCAGACAGCATTTTCTGGGAGTTACAATATAAATAAATCGGCAGTATATCTAAATGGTATACTTTTGTTGCCAACAACAGACTATTCAATAAGCACTTCAACAGTTACTTTAGTGTCAGGTGCTTCGGTAGGCGACATTTTGCAAGTTCAACAATATGCTATTTAGGAATTTGACATGACTATAAATAGAAATTTAGCAAAGTTTGCTCCAAAGATTAACACTTCTGGACAGGCAGCAGTCGCTACAATTACAGTTACAGTTGCTACTGCCGATGCTGCTAACCGATTCCATATTGATGGAACAGACAGACAAACCATATCCCTATCTAAAGGGATTACATACCGTTTTGATAACAGTGATAGCTCAAACAGCGGTCACCCACTTGCTTTTTCAACAACTTCAGATGGTACGCATGGCGGTGGTTCAGCATTTACCACAGGAATTACGACAGTAGGAACAGCAGGTTCTACAGGTGCTTATGTCGAAGTCACACTAGAACAAGACGCAGCAGCTACTCTTTATTACTACTGTACTAACCACAGTGGTATGGGCGGTACGGTAAAGACCGCATACGGTAACTCAAACGTAGTTGAAGACACCTCTCCACAGTTAGGTGGGAACCTTGATGTAAATGGTAACTCAATCGTATCAGCATCAAATGGTAACATTTCGATTACACCAGACGGCACGGGTAAGGTTATTATTGACGGTCTTTCTCATCCAACATCAGATGGAACCGCAAATCAGGTTCTTAAAACAGACGGTGCAGGAAATCTTAGCTTTACAACTGTGTCTAGTGGTGGGTTAGGTAATATATCTGAAGATACCACGCCACAGCTAGGCGGAGACTTGGATGTTAACGGTAATGCCATTGTATCTGCATCTAATGGCAATATAGCTATTACACCGAATGGTACAGGTAAAGTTGTGCTAGATGGTATTAGCTATCCAGACGCAGATGGTACTAACGGACAGGCTCTTGTAACCAATGGTAGCGGTGTTCTTAGCTTCTCCACAATATCAGCAGGTGGCGGCGGTGGAGCTACAGGTGGCGGTAGTGACGAAGTTTTCTACGAGAACGATCAGACGGTTACAACTGATTACACAATAAGTGCTAGTCACAATGCTGTAACTGCAGGACCGATAACAGTAAACAACGGCATAACAATAACAGTTCCTTCTGGAGTTAGATGGGTTGTAGTATAATGAGTGAATTAAAAGTCGATACCATAGTTAATTTAGCGGGTACGGGTAAACCGAACCTACCAGTATCACCTACGTTAGAAGGTGCGGCTATATCTGCAGCAAATACCTA